TGGTCGGCTGTGGTCAACCAGGTTCAAAACTTTGGGCGAGTTCTAGATAAGATTATTTTGTGAGTATTCGAACTGGCTTTTGCATTGATTGCGGTGATTCATTTACCGCTCCAAAGACTGGCCCTATGCCAAAGCAATGTGCGGCGCATCGCAAAAAGATTCTTCTGTGCGAGTGTGGAGTTCGGTTTTCTGCTCGACCTCATCGCACGAAATGCAATGCCTGTTTACATTGTGCGACTTGCGACAACCCTTTGCCTTTGCGCAGGGTCAAATACTGCTCAAGCAGTTGCCAGCCCGTTCGCGCGTACGAATTCAAGTCTCAGCAAGAGCGACACTGCCCGGTGTGCCAAACCAGCTTTATGGTGGCTGGTGCTCACCAACAAAAGTTTTGTTCGAAGAAGTGCAAAGATTGGGATGAAGTTCGCCAGCCGTATTCGAAGGCTTACAACAAGGAATATCGAGCTCGCAAACGTGCTCAAGGTTTCGAACGGGTTTACCCCGATGTGGTTTATGAACGTGATTCCTACATTTGTCAGATTTGCTACAAACCCGTTGACTTGAATGTCAACCCTAAAACTAGAACCGCTCCATCTTTAGATCACATCATTCCGATTTCAAAGGGTGGCGCACACAGCTACGCAAACATTCAGACCGCGCACATCGGCTGTAATGCTCGTAAAAATAATTGGCTTGAAGCCGCATAACCTTTTTTGCTGACGTGAGGTCGGCTTCAACATCTAGACCGCGTGATGTGGTTAGGAGGACAACATGGCTAGTGGTGGTGCTCGTGCACGCTCAGGCCCTGCTCCTGACCCGAATGCGTTACGGCGTGACCGTAAGGATGATGCTGGCTGGACTGTTCTTCCTGCTGATGGTCGCAAGGGTAAGGCTCCGAGCTTTCCTCTGATTGACCCTAGTCAGCGTGAGTTGCAGTTGTGGGTGAAGTTGTGGAAGCAACCTCAGGCTATTTTGTGGGAGAAGAATCAGCAAGAGTTGGCTGTGGCTTTCCATGTTCGAACGATGTGTGAAGCTGAACGCGCTGACGCTCAAGCGAATCTTCGAACCCTTGTCCGACAACAGGCTGGTGAACTGTTGCTGACGATTCCGGCGATGTATGCGGCTCGTGTGCGTATCGCTGAAGATGAAGTGGCTATCAAACGTGCTGAGGCGACCCCGATTCGGGTTAGTGCTCGTGACCGTCTCAAGGCGGTTGGTGGTGCGTGAAGATAAAACTCTTGCGGTTGCTCTTGACTGGATTACTGCTCACTGCGTTGTGCCTGACGGCTTTGAACGTGGGCGACCGTTAGAACTCTACGATTACCAGTTTGAGTTCTTCAAAAACTTCTACCTAGTTCGCGGTGACGCTAAGTGGGTAGCAGAGAAGCCGGTCTTGGCACCGGCATTCGTCTATCGACGTGGATTGTTGGTTGGCCCGCAGAAGTTAGGCAAAGGTCCAATGACCGCTGCTCACATCTGCCTCGAAGCTGTGGGTCCTGCCTTGTTCGCTGGTTGGGCGAAGAGTGGTGAGGTTTACGACTGCGCGGATCATGGGTGCAGGTGTGGCTTTTACTACGAGTATGAAGCTGATGAACCTAAGGGTATGCCTTGGGCTACGCCGTTGATTCAGATTACGGCTATCAGCGAGGAGCAGACGGACAACATTTATGGGGCGTTGCGCCCGATGATTGAGTATGGTCCGTTGGCTGATGTGATTCCGAAGACTGGTGAAGAGTTTATTCGTCTCCCGGGTGGTGGTCGCATTGATACGGTAACCAGTTCGGCGCAGAGCCGTCTTGGTCAGCGTGTAACTTTTGTGCCTCAGGATGAGTGTGGTCTGTGGACTCAAACTAATGGCATGGCCAAGGTTGCTGACACACAGTTTCGTGGTTTGGCTGGTATGGGTGGGCGTGCGTCGTTGACGACTAACGCGTGGAACCCTGCCGAGAACAGTGTGGCTCAGCAACAGTTCGAATCGCCGAGCAAAGACATTTACAGACAGTTTCGGCAGCCGCCGTCTAACCTGAGTTACAAGAACAAGGTTGAGCGTCGCAAGATTCACCAGTTCGTTTATGGTGAGGCTTTGAAACAGAACGGCGGACACGTCGACCTGGACTCGATTGAAGCCGAAGCGTTCGACCTGATACAGCGTGACTTGGCTCAGGCTGAAAGATTTTTCGGCAACCGTGTTGTTGCTGGTTCAGACACGTGGCTTGACCCGAAGGTTTGGGATGAACGCCTCGACCGTGAAACCCCACTGAAAAAGGGTGACGCGATTACGATTGGTTTTGACGGATCGTTGCGTGACGACTCAACCGCTTTGGTCGGGTGTCGTGTTGAAGACGGCAAGCTCTTTGTTCTTGGTTTGTGGGAAGCTCCCGAAGACCAGGATGAGGAGTGGGAAGTTCCTGTTGGTGAGGTTGACGCTCGTGTGGCGTGGGCCTTCAAGGAATACAACGTGCAACGCATGTATTGCGACCCTGCTTATTGGCAGGACATTGTTGGTCGTTGGTCTTCTCAGTTCGGCGACAAGAAGGTTTTTGAGTGGTGGACTAACCGCGAACGTGCGATGGTCGCTGCTCTTGAAAGATTTCACACTGCAGCTTTGACGGCTCAGTTGGTGCATGACGGTGACGAGAATCTAACTCGCCACATTCATAACGCCATGCGTAAGGAAACAAGGTCGGGTCTTGTGATTCGTAAGGACCGACCGAAGTCACCGCGAAAGATTGACTTGGCGGTGTGTGCGGTTCTCGCGTATGAGGCCCGAGGCGATGTTATCCAGTCGGGTAAGGTCAAAAAGAAAGCTGTGTTTGCAGGATTTTAGGAGATTGAATGGCTGAGCAAGACGACAACATGTCGCCTATCGGTATGGTGAAGGTTCTTGAACAAGAGCTTGCCAGCCGTCAGGTGTTGCTTCAGCGTTTGCAGGACTACCACGACGGCAAGCACCGCCTTGCATTTACGTCGCAGAAGTTCCGTGACGCGTTTGGTGGCATGTTCGCTAGCTTTGCCGACAACTGGTGCCAGCTTGTGGTTGACGCTGTTGAGGAGCGTTTGAACGTTGAGGGTTTCCGTTACGGCAGTGACCCGAAGAGCGACAAAGACGCTTGGACTATTTGGCAGGCTAACTGTCTAGACGCTGAATCACAGCTTGCTCACAGCGAGGCTCTTATCAAGGGCGACGCGTTCGCTATCGTGTGGGGTGACGATGAGGGCAACCCTAAGGTGTCTATCGAATCGCCTCGTGATGTGGTTGTGGCTTATGAGCCTGGCAACCGTAAGAAGCGTGTCGCTGCTTTGAAGAAGTGGCGCGACGATGACGGCTTCCACTGCGTCTTGTTCACCCCGAACTTTGTTTACAAGTTCGACAAGGACAACAGCGACGCGAACGGCGACTGGAAACCTTACATGACTACCGCCGAGCCATGGCCACTACCTAACCCACTCGGTGTGGTTCCTGTCGTGCCTATCACCAACCGCGCAAGCCTCACCAGTGCTTATGGTGTGTCAGAGTTTTTGAACGTTATCCCTCAGCAGGATGCGGTGAACAAGTTGCTTGCCGACATGTTGATTGCGTCTGAATACATTGCTTACCCTCAGCGTTATGTCACCGGCATGGAAATCCCTGTCGATGAGAACACTGGTCGCCCGATTCAACCGTTCAACGTATCGCTCGACAAGCTTCTGGTCGCTGAAGACCCTGCAGCTAAGTTCGGATCGTTGACCGCAGGCGACTTGCAGAACTATGTGACTGGTATTGAGACTCTTGTGCAGCACATCGCTTCACAGACTCGCACACCGCCTCACTACTTCTTCCTTGGTGGCAACTTCCCTAGCGGTGACGCTATCAAGTCAGCTGAGACTGGTTTGGTTGCGAAGAGCCGTCGCAAGATGCGCTTCTTTGGCGAGAGCTGGGAAGAGGTCATGCGTTTGTGCTTCCGTGTCTTGGGTGACCCTCGCGGTGACATCATCGATAGCGAAACCATTTGGGCTGACCCTGAGTATCGTTCTGAGGCTGAACTTGCTGACGCGCTTATCAAGCGTTCGGCGATTGGTGTGCCTCAGCAACAGCTTTGGGAGGATGCCGGCTACTCGCAGACGCAGATTTCACGCTTCAAGGCCATGCAGGCTGAGGACTTGTTCAACCAAGCCCTGTCGGCACCTGCGCAACCTGCCCCAGCAAGCCCTGTGAGCCCCGTAGCGACACCTGCGCCATCGGTGTTGAACCCTGAAGAGGCGAACCAGTAGCGATGTCTCTAACAGCCGTCTATCAGCACGAGTTGAAGAAGACCCGCACCGCTGTTGCCAACGCTGTGAAGCTCCACTGGCACCAGTTGCCTGACTACCGAGACAGCCAGGTGCAACCGTTCGTGGAACGAGTCGTGCCGATTATTGAAGCAGGGCAACGCCGAGCCATCACCCTCACCGACGCATACATTTCACGCAAGATGGGTGTGCAACCTATCGGGTTGGATTTGGCTGCACTCACAGGCGCGGCAGTTCGTGGGGGAGTCGACCCGCTGATTGTTTATGCTCGACCATTCACCACTTTGTGGACTTCTGTTGCCACAATAGGTTATGCGCAAGCATTGTTGAAAGCTACTAACCGTCTCTTGAGCACCACCGAGATGGATGTGACCTTGAGTGCCCGTAACGCTTCGTTGGCTTATGCCAAGGAAACGCCGAGCATTGTTGGTTGGCAACGTGTGGCTGATGCGTCGTGTTGTGACTTCTGTCAGATGCTTGACGGTGTGAAGGTTGGTGCCGAAGACGCTAGCCCGCTACACAACAACTGCGGTTGCACTGTTGAACCGTTGGATGCGTCTGCCGGCTACAGCTCTGAAGATTTTGTTTCGTTTGCACCGGGCTCAGACTTTGGCGATGTCCTGATTCAGGAACATGGCGAGTTGGGCCCAGTCATCACTAACAAGGATGACAATTTCACAGGTCCAAACGATCTGCAATAGTTTCGGCTGGCTTTGTCTAGTCGATTGTTTTCCCCACGTGAGGTGGCGGATTCCATAAAAAGAAAGTGAGGCCGTGATGGCTGACAGCGAAAGCACCGCTTCAGAAGTGAACGACCAGATTACCGATTCGGTAACTGAGAGCACTTCAAGCGAAACCCAGCAGGACACTGTTCCTGAAGAGGTCAAGCGAGCCTTGAAGAAGGCAAACAAGGAAGCGGAGACGCTTCGATTGAAGTTGAAGGAGTTTGAGGACCGTGACAAGACGGAAGCTCAACGCCTTCAGGAGGAACGCGATGCTCTAAAGGCTGAGCGCGATTCTCTACAGCAAGCTCAGTTGCGACGTGAGGTCGCAGACGAGAAGGGTCTCACACCCGCCCAAGCCCGTCGTCTAGTTGGTTCTACTCGTGAAGAGTTGGAAGCTGACGCCGAAGACATCATCGCTTCGTTTCCTGTGAAGACTGCACCAAAGTTTGGTGACGTTGGTCAGGGCACTCGCGGTGAGTCGGCTCAACGCATTTACACCCGTTCAGAAATCAGTGACTTCACTTTTTATCAGAAGAACAAGGAAGACATCTTGCTTGCTGCTAAAGAGGGTCGCATCACTGAGGAATAAACCCTAAAAAAAGGAAACCCGCCTCATGGCAAACATCACCCGCACCTCGGTCGGCCCATTCATCCCGCAGATTTGGGCTAACACCGCTCTAGAAATCCTTCGTTCACGTATCGTTGCTGCAAAGCTCGTTACCCGCGACTCAGACATCGCAGCCTTCCAGGTCGGCGACACTCTGAACATTCCATACCCTGGCGCATTCGTTGCGAACGACAAGGCAGCTAACACCGCTGTTACCTTGCAGGTTCCAACCGCAACCACCACCACTGTTACCTTGAACAAGCACAAGGAAGCATCGTTCTTGGTTGAGGATGCAGCTCGCGCAACCGCTAACCAGGACATCATTGCTCGCTACATGGAAGCAGCTGTTGTTCCTATCGCTGAGCAGATCGAGTCAGACATTCTTGGTCTATACAGCTCGTTCACCAACAGCGTTGGCACCTCAGGCACCGACATCACCGCCTCGACCATTCGTGCAGCTCGCAAGAAGCTAAACGACACCAAGGCTCCTGCTGACAACCGTGCGCTTATCGTCTCAACCAAGGACGAAATCGCAATCCTTGGCGACAGCACGCTTCAGTCGTTCTTTGCTTTCGCACAGGCTGGCACTGTCAAGGAAGGTTCGATTGGTCGCCTTTACGGCTTCGACGTTTACGTTTCGCAGCTTGTTCCAGTTGTAACCGGCACCCCAAACAGCACCAAGAACCTCGCGTTCAACCCTGGTGCAATCATCCTTGCTATGCGCGGTCTTCCTGACGCACCTGCAGGCACTGGTGCTCAGACCGCTGTTGTTCAGGACCCAATCTCGGGCCTTGCACTTCGCGTGACCATGGCTTACAACGCTTCAAACCTTGGCGTTCAGGTAACTGTTGACGTGCTTTACGGCGTTGGCAAGCTACGTGACGAGAAGGCTGTTGTTGTTCTCAGCTAGTCTTTTCTGACTCGCCGTCGGGGTGGGGGTGCGTATGTGCCCTCACCCTGACTCCAACAAATCTTCCCCTACAAACTCAACAAAAGGAACCGTGATGGCTCTATTTATTTCAAACGGCGCAGGCGTTCACTCAATCAATGAGGGCGACCGTATCCCAGCTGGCTGGTCAGAGATTACCGCAGCTGAAGCTGAGAAGGTTAACCCTGGACTATTTGGGGCTCCTACAGACGAAAACGGCAACGTTGTTGTTGCTAAGCCTGCCCTCAAGGCAGTTTCCACTAAGTAAGTTTTGAAAGGGGTGAGAGCGTGGCTCTTCCTGACCTAGCAACCATTGAAGATGTTGTCGCTATCATTCAGCGCGACCTCACTCCTGCCGAGCAGACCAGTGCCACCCGCCTCATCCCGATGGCTAGTGCGTTGGTTCGCCGATACACCCGCCAAAACATCACCCAAACCGTTGACGACACGATTGTGTTGCCGGGCAACTGGGATAACGTGCTTGCACTGCCTCAACGCCCAGTCACTTCGGTGAAGTCGGTTCTTATCAATGGCAAAGCTCCTGTGTATCAGGTGTGGCGAAGCATTGACGACACCCTGTTCATGGGCACTGGTGCTTATCAGCCTGACTATGGCGTGATGTTGTGGGGTGGCAACGCTCTATGGGGCCCTGCAGGCTCTAACACTGGCCCACAAGCCACAGGCGCAACGTGGCAAGGCCCTCAAGCGCAGATCACCGTCACCTACACCCACGGCTATGACGAAGTGCCTGGCGACATTGTGAACATTGTGGCCGGCATGGTGGCCCTCGCTATTGCCTCGCCTGTTGGTGTGGCTTCTGAACAAATCGGCGGTTACAAGGTCGGTTACAACCGTTCAGAGGGTGGTTCTATGCAGTTGCAGGAAGCTGACAAGCAGACGCTGAACTATTACCGCAAGCGTGCCACTTCGACCTCGATTGCGCCTCTGCGATGAGTCTCGACAGGTTGATGAATCAGCCGATGACGTTGACTCGTCGGCAGCCGTCGACCACTGACGTTTACGGCAACGAAGTCTTAGGCACTTACGGCTCACCCATCACCGTTTATGGCTTCCTTGAGCAGATCATGTCTGCCGAAACTTTGGTTGACCGTGACACGACCACGATTACTAGCAAGGCGTGGCTACCTGCTGACACTCAGGTTGGTATTCTTGACCGTATCACCTTCAATGGCAACACCTATGAAGTTGTGGGTAACCCAAACCCTTGGTGGAACCCTCGCACGAAAGCCGTTTCACATTTGACTGTTGAACTGATTGCTGTGGTTGGCTAATGGAAGAGATTACGGGCCTCGAACTGAACTCTAACCTGATGAACGACCTTCACCAGTTCCCGGTCGTTGTGACAGGCGCTCAAGACGCTGCTGAACAGATTGCAGAGCGAGCACGTGAGATGGCTCCCGTTGACACTGGCAACTACCGCGACGGTATCCGTGCCGAACGTTCGAACAAACAAACTTCGGGCGTGTGGCGTGTGGTTGCTACTGACCAAAAATCGTCGTGGGTTGAGTTTGGCACTTTCAAAGACCCTGGACAGTTTGTCCTCCGCCAAGCTGCAGAGTCACTTGGTTTCAAGTTTGTTAAGAAGAGGGGCTAATGCCTAGACCGATTCGCGTCTTGCCTGACGCTCCTTTGGCACTTATCCAATACTTGGGTGCGCGTAGCGAGGTTACCGCTGTGGTGCCGGCTTCGCGTATCACAACTGCTATCCCGTCGAACCCGACCTATCCGTTGGTTATTGTGCAACGCGTCGGTGGTTTGTCGGTAGCTAAAGAGAACATTGACGAAGCAGCGTTGCAGGTGTCGGTGTTCCACACTTTAGACAAGCAGCAAGAGTGTTCACTGGTTGCTCGCACGATCCGTGCAGCAATCGTGGCAATACAGAATGATTCAGTTTCGGCTGGTGTTCTGGTCTCAGGTTGGGAAGAGACGGGGCCTCAATGGCTACCTGACACTACCACCACACCACCGTTGGCACGTTTCGTGGCTCGGTATCAAGTAATCACCCACCCTTAGGCACTTTGCCGAAATAATCCCTTGAAAGGAATACCTCATGGCTCTAGACGGCTCAAAGGTAAAAATCGCAGGAACGGGCGCTATTTGGAAGGCTCCAACTGGCACCACTGCACCAACTGACTCAACCACCGCTTACGGTGCTGGCTGGGTAAACCTTGGTTACATGAAGGCTGGTTTCGAGATGTCGCAAGACCTCAAGACCAAGCCGATTGAAGCTTGGCAGACTCTTGAGTTTGTCCGCCTCATCAACCAGTCGCTGACCCGCAAGTTCAAGTTCGAGGCCATTGAGTCGAACAACGAGACTGTGAAGCTAGCTTGGGGTGGCGCAACCATCACCACCACCACCGGCGGTATCTACACCCTTGCTATCCCAACCTCTTATGCAACCAACGAGTTCATGATTGGTTTGGACTGGTCAGACGGCACCACCTCACAGCGCATCATTGTGAAGCGTGCAGCTCTTCTAAGCTTGCCTAGCGTGAACTACGACCGTCAGGACGAAATCAGCTACACCATCGAAGTGCAGTCACTTGCTCCGACCGACAACAGCGCACCAATCAGCGTTTACGGTGTAGACACAGGTGTTGCTAGCTAATGGCGATTCTTTCATCGGCTCCTGAGTCAGCTGACGTTCTCGACCTTGGCGCGGCTCGTGCAGCTCGCGCTGAGGCTCGTGGCGACGCTAAACAATACATCAAGCTTTCGGCTGGTTTCATCGAGGTTAGACCTGAGCTACCTATCGAGGCCGCGTTTTTGTTCCAGGCTGAAGATGTGCGTGGCGGTTTGGCTTTGATGCTGGTTGACCCTGCCGATGTGGATGCACTCATGGCTGATGGTTTGAGTGCTGAGGACTTGGCTGAAATCGCTAAGTTCACCACTGGAAAGCCACTGGGGGAATAATCGGCCTCGCCCAATCTCTCGCAGACGATTGGGATGCGTTAGAGGCTGACTTCTCGCGCTACTACGGTGCCGACCTGCGACAGCTCTGCTTTGGTGAAAACCAGTGGG